GGTTCGCCGAAGGGTTCAAACAGATTGGCACTGCCGACACGCAAGATCGCTTGCCTGCAAATCTCAGTCGCGGTCAGTGTGCCTGCGGTGATGCGTGCATATTGCGTCTTCTCCGTGGCATTGGCGAAGGCAGGCTTGCCGAGCATGGCCATGTAGAGTTCCACGGTCTGCTTGAAGAGGTCTTTACTGCCGGTGAGTGGCATGGCAAGGACGCCTGCGAGCTTGACGGCAAGAAGCTCAGTGAAGATCGCAGGATACTTGCTGGCGTCCGTGATGTTGGCGATGTAGTCCAACGTTACTGGAGAAACGAAATTGGTTTGGAGATAAGTGCCGAGGATTTCCCATTGTCCGAAATTTTCACTCTCGTCGATGTTCGCGACACGGAGTGAGCGGATGTAATCGCTGGGTAGAGCGTACTGGTAGGTGTAACCACCGAGCGGGGTCGTGGCGCTGGTGAGGTTGACCTGCTTGCGGCAGAACTGCCAATCGAACTCAGCTTGGAGTTCAGCGACCGTCTGCGTGTAGAAGAGCGTGCAATACTGCGCCTGCGCGGTCGCATCGGCGAGGGTGGTGATACGGGAATCACCTAGTCGAGCGAGGGCCAAGTTGCAGATTTGAACGTCCGTCATTGAAGCAGTTTGAGAGAGTTAAAAAAGTGGGTGGCAGACATTGTCCCGGTCTGCCAGCGGGGTGCTTGAATTAAGCTTCGTCGCAAGCGATCTCGACGACCTTCTTCTCTTCCATGCGGACAGCGGCGAGGCTGGCCACAGAGCGGATTTGCAGGGAGTGCGAGAGGTCCGTGCGGACGTCCATGTGAGTCTTGAGTCCACGCTCGGCCAAGATCACGCCCGACTTGACGTAGGCGTAGCAGGAACGAACGGTGGAAGTTTTGCCGAGGAGTTGGCTGCGGCGGAATTTGAATCCCATGAAGGTATTCAAAGCCCCGTCCACCAAGGCGCGAACGCTGTTGTAGTCTTGGCTTGTGACTTCAATCGTGCGGAGCAGGTCTTGAAGTTGTTTGGCCGAGACCACAATGATGCGCTCCTCTTCCTCGTCAATTTCGTTGCTGTCGAAGAGGAACTTCGCAGCGCGGAGCTTGGCAATGGTGAGACCGCTGTTGGCAGCAGTGCCGGATTCCACATAGTTGACAGGGACCTTCTGGCCTGCTGGCAATGCGGTGGCCGTTGTGCCGGTCGTGCCTGTGAAGGCCGTGCCGCCGAGAGCGCCGATGATGATCGAGTCGCATGTACGAGCATAAGCTTGAGCGTGCGATTGGATGATCGGGGATGTCGGAAGGACAACCTCGCCGAGGAGTTGCTCATCCCATTCGTCTACGAGCTTGGCGCAGTCGTATTGTGTGGGGCGAATCCAACGCTTGGCCATCGCTTGATCGGAGATACGGGTGTCCTTAGAACGATCCGTGATCTGAGTCATCGAGGTTGCGTCGATTTGATTGTAGGATTTTTCCTTACCTTCGATTGAATCGATGGTGACGTATTCTTTCAGCTTGCTGTTCTTTTGCTGAACGAGGTGTTTCCAGTTGCTATCGAACTGGGTTGTGAAGTGATTTGGTACGTTCGTGAGAACGCCGTTTAAGTCGGCCATTTTATTCCTTTAGTTGAGTTGGGTTGGTATCAGTCGAAACCGATGGATTTGTTCTGCTCCCTTCGCTCTCCGAGTGTCCCGTTTGGGGTCAGCGGCGGCGGGTAATTAGGGAGCAGGCTCAACAAGGAGGTGTCTGCTCTGACGCATTTACGTTTCAGCCCGATTTAGTATCAGTCAAAACATATTTTCAAAAATGTTGCGGGGCCGGGAGTCGAACCCGGAACTCAAGGGTATGGGCCTTGCAAGATACCTTTTCTCTACCCCGCGAAATTGTTATCCCTGCTTGAGCAGTCCGGTCACCAGGGTCGCGGCCTCGCGGTCGCCCTCCATGTATCGCTTGTGCCAAGAGTTGTCGGGATTACTCATGATGTCCTTGGCGCGGGCCGAGCCGGTCATAAACTCTGAGCCACTCATCGAGCGCCCGACCTTGTCCTCGCTCATCATTTGCGCCATGCGAACGAATCCACGAACGACTTCGGGGTCCGCGAATCCTTGTGAGTTTGCATTGACTCCAGCGATCTTCGCGGCCTGCTTGGCGAGGCCGATGTTCTTGTCAAACTCCCCTCCCCACTCCTTCTTGAGGGTGTTCACTGCATCGACATGCTGCTTTTCAATCTGCGCCTGCATGCCCTGCATTTTGAAATGCTCCATCCTTGCGTGTTCGGTCACTAGCGCCTTCATCGCGGAGGGCGGTATGTTGTGCTTGTGGGCGATCTCAGCGTAGTTTTTGACGTTGTTGTCATCCCACGTCATGCCCTCTGGGAGCGCATCGGGAGCGAATTTGTACTCGTCAATGGTATCGGGAACTCCGAGCGAACGACGAAATGCGGCGACCTCTTCGGGTGAGGATTTCTCATTCGGTACGCCAAGCTTTTTTCCAATCAGCGCATTCGCATTCGCCAGCGCCTTTGCCATGTCGGGAACGCTCTTGTATTTACTGAGCGTGTCTTTGTAGGCGGCGGAATCCTCCGGGAGGTTATTCGCCCAACCCTCGGCAAATGTGCCGTCCGGGTTGACGTAGCTTGTGGAGTGTTGCGTGGGTGCGGTGGATGTCTCCGTTGCGGCTGGCGCTTCGGCGTTGGTGGCGGCTCCTGTGTCGAGCAAACTCTGCTCGGAGGAGGTGTCGGTGGTGTCTTCCATAAATGGTATCAGTCAAAACAACCCTACTCTTCGGGGTGGTAGCCGAGATGGGTCTCGCGACCGGCGTAGGTCTTTTGGAATTCCTCTGGGGCGTACTCGCGAAGCCACTCGACAAGCGCGATTGTCTTGTCTCCGAGCATGGGGTCCATATCGGGGCGGGGTGGGATGTCGGTGTTCTTCTTGCTCATCTTTTGATGACCTTGCGTTTGGGTGTTTCGATGTCGCCATCGGCAATGACAATGCGGCGAAGCATGGTCTCGATGTGAATGAGAACTCCTCGCTGTCCATCGCGGAGTGCGGCGACCACGGGGTTGAAATCGTAGCCGGGTAGGAAGACCTGCGAGTCGGTCGCGAACTGATGCTTGATGTCAGCGATGATGAGAGCGCCATCTTTCGTGTTGAATACACGGTGGTAGGCATTGGTGAGGCGCTGGCGCTCACGCTCACGCTTGAGGGCGGCAGATTTGTCTTCGGGAGCCATCAGGCCATACCGGGGATCATTTGAGCGATGGCCGAGTCTTGACGGACGCCACCGACCTTGCCGATGGCTGAGGCTTGACGTTCCATCTGCTCGGCCTGCGCTTGGGCTTGTGCGGCCTGCGCTCGTTGTGCGCGGGTCTGTGCGACCATTTCCTCATCCATGAGCCAACGCGCAGGCAGGCCATCGTTTCTGGCCATGTCACGGGTGATCTCGTCAAAGTCAAAGTTGTCCAGCATCTCCGGGCGAAGATTGGCAAAGGGCAGGAGCATCTCACTGGTGCGGATGAAGGCGGCATTCTCAAGCGACTTGATCGCAAGTGCGATCCGCGAGTTGTAGGAGACCTCTGGATCGGGAACCATGCCGGTCATCTGGAAAGCTTCTGGTGGCGGCGGGAACTTGCCAGAACGCGCAAGGACCGCGAAGACCCGGCGAAGGAGCGGATTGAATAGCTCAGTCGTGAGACGAGCGAAGGTCGGAGAAAATTGGATGAGCTTTTCGCTCGCACGCTCGGCGACTTCGCGAGCGGTCATCTGCTTTTGTAACTGGGCGAACATCTGGAAGAGGTCCACATGGAAAGCCTCATTGATCGCCTTGCGCTTTTGCTCGGCCCGCTCGACGCCGATGTCGTAGCGTCCACCTGTTCCCCATTCCTTCGGGGTGGCCTGCGGGTTGTTCGGATCGAAGTACGTCACGCCTCCCGCACGCAGGTCGATGTCGCCATCGAACCCAGCAGGGATGAGGATGCGCGGGAAGGCGTGAATCTCTGCCAGAGAATCGAGTTGCTTCTCAAGGAAGTTGAGTTGCTTGCATTCGGGAAGCGCCGTCCAACTTGGCGAGTAGCCGTAGCACTCGCTGTTCTTCCATTTCAAATAGCGGGTGACAAAAAATGGTTGCTCATCGAATCCCGACTTGAGGAAGACATGCTTGGTCGCCTTCTCCACATAGACAGATGCGTAGGGCTTGTTGGCCCCATCACGCTTGCCATCCTCGATCTCGCCCGGTCCGCGAGGAGATATGAGGTGGATGCAGGTGAATTTCTTGTTGGAGTTGGGCTTCTCCAAATCCTTCCTCATCGCCTCGGTGAGGGCTTCGATGCCGAACTTGAGCGCGGCCTGCCGAGCCGTGACTTCGTACTCGCGGGAGAGTGTATCTACATACCCCTCGTCATCTTCAGAGATCGCAAACGATCCCATGTCGAGCTTGGTAAAATTGAGTGAGTTGTTCTTGCCACCTTCGACAAGAATCGCAGCGGTCCCGAAGCATCCTCGGTCTAGGTAGAGTTCGTGAATCTCGGTGTAGAAATTGGATCGGCTCAGTTCAGCCTGCATGACCTCGGTACAACGCTTGAACCATTGCTCGACCTCGTCCTCAGACTCCATCGACTTCGGAGGTTCAAGGCTGAACCATCGACTTTCGAGTGGCGTCATCCATGAGAGTTGACCATTGGCCAAAATCATGTTTGCCCGCACCGCTGTCGCGTCGAAGAGTTGCGACTCAT